TATGAAAAATCATGCTGGAATGATTACTTTTAGTAAGTGTGGTTGTCAAGCACAAATTATTTTTGATGATAAGGTATCTGACAGTCAAGAATATTGTTCACCAAAGGAAGCACAGAAGTTTCATGATGCTTTAATAGAAGAGCAATTAAATAAGTTAAGAACTTTGCGTTCTGATGTTAATGTGAGATCTGCTGATAAATATTCACAATTAAAAGACTGGTACAATATATTATTAGCAGAAGCAGATAGAAGAATAAAAGAACTAAAAATAAAAGCTTCTACAACTGAATTAAGTTCTGAAGACTATCAAACTGAACTTTCAAAGATAAAAAATCAAACTATAAATTTATTATACATTAATCCTGATCCACAACCTATGCCACATGTCTGTTCTGAGCATAAATTTTTAGGGCATACAAAAGCAAGATATCATTTACTTCAAGAAGAAAACAAAATTAAAGACAAAGAAGAATAAGCACATATGTCTACAACATATCTAATTGCTGGTGGCAGGAACCATGCTAATGGTTTTTCGGTAGCCGCAGGAGTCACTAAGTATTATGCTCCCATATCTGATATAGCAAATAATGTTACTGAAACTAGTGTGCAACTTAGAATAAAAGATAGTTATGTTGTATCAAAAATGACTTTATATATAGGATCTAATACACTGTCTGGTTCTTGTGTTTTTACTTCTCGTAAAAATAGTGGACCAGGAAATCAAACAATGACAGTTACTACTGGGGTTACAGGCGAATTTCAAGATTTAACTCATACTGATATTCTATCAACTGGGGATTTTTTCAATTATCAAGCTATCGCTGACGCAGGATCTGGCACGATAAAAGTAACAACATCAAGTTGGAACTTAGAAGCTACGAATAATACTTCATTCATAGTAATAAATAATGCCCCCAATAATCCGTTTGGGGGATATACACGCCTCTATCTTCCAATCGCGGGATATATTGATGACTATTATGGAGCTGAAGCGGGGTCAAAAGTAAGATTCAGGTTTTCTGCTACTTTAGCTAATATGCGAATATATGTTTCTTCTAATGCAGATGTTGTCGGAAGTATTTGGAGATTGAGAAAAAATGGAACAGATGGAAATCAAGTAATAACAATCAATGGTAGTTTAACGGGTTGGTTTGAAGACACAACGCATACAGATTCTATAACTAGTGGAGATGATCTTAATTACTCACTAGATTGTCCAAATGGTTCTGTAGCTTATTATCCCACTATTATTATGGACATATCTTCCACATCTCGTATCTTAGTTAATGGCGGACAAGGTGCATTAACTACAGGGGCAACTTTTTATGAACATGTAGAAGGATATTTTCAGAATGGTTATAAGATAACAACTGAAGCGCATGCTCAAACAAAATGTATGACTGCTATCACATTAAGTAATCTTGGGGTAGAAGTTGCAGTAAATACAGCTATTTCTGATGGCGAAATAAGAACTAGAATAAATTCTAACAATGGTAATCTTATTGTGAGCCTTACTGCTGGGGTTATTGGAATTTTCGAAGATACTACTCATAGTGATGTTATTGATGTAGGTGATTTAATTAATTATCAAATTACTCCAGTAACTGGTATTACAATTAATTGTAAATGGGTAAATGAAATACAATATTCTTTGTCTGAGTCCGGAAGTACTACAAAAAGTTCAATATATTACTATGATAGCGCTAATTCTTGGGTGGAAGAAGAGGTTTGGTCTAGTTTCAATTTTTTTGAGTCTATAAATTCTCCAAGGATTTTAGAGTTTATAGTTCCAGATTCTAATAACATTATACAAATATCTGGCGACCCATCTGATAGTGGGAATAGATACCGAGTAGGCCAGTATATTTATGCTGAAGAAAAACAAACTGCTGGCCAATTAAAATTCTTTTTTGGTTTAGTTAGTCATGTTGAAAGTCAATTTATTGAAAGTGGTCATGTAATTAGAGTAACAGCTAAAGACATGCTAAATAAAATATCTTCATATTCTTTAAATGATAGTTATTCTATGGAAACAGGACTTAGCAATGTTATTAAAAGAGCTTTTCAATGGGAAATACCCTCTATTACAGCAAATACACAAATTTTAGACGTTACAAATTTTGATATTATTTTTGCTTATGATGCGAGTGCAGTTATATATACTAATGAAACTTCTTTTGCTTGTAATGATACTATTGATGATATGGAATTAATTTCTTCTACAGATATAAATGCTGTTGACGATTGCTATTATTTTGGTTGGGAATATTTATTTGGCGGATTGATTATAGATATTTCTACGGCTACAGGAACTCCAGCAAATTTAACTATGGCTTATGAATATTTTGATTTTACTACTGGATGGACAGCTCTCTCTAATATAAATCCAGCAGCTTTTAAATATTCACCAACAGGCGAAAACACTATTACTTGGGATATTCCAGGAACTTGGAGTCCAACTACAATTAATGGTGTTGTAAAATATTGGGTGAGATTTAGAGTAACTGGTGTTGGAGCGGGATTAGGGACTGTACCATTAGGCAAAAGGACGTGGAGAACTAATGATTGGTTTATTGCTTCTTATGACACTATTGCTACAAGTAGTATAAATTATTTAAGAAGTAAAGTTGATGCAACTGAAGCTTTTAACAAATTAGCTAGATTTGATAAATACAATATCGTTGCACCTATAGACTATGGCTTTTATTTTTTCACAGATAATCAGAGAGCAAACTATATTGGAGATGCTACAACTAGCGCATTATTACCCACAAAATTGTATTATTTCCCCAGAGATAATTATACTGGATTTTCTAATGTTGGAGTTAATGCAAATATTTATAGCACTTTTCAGGGATTAAGTGGCTTAGTGCAATCTTATGACGCTGTCATAGATGTGTATACAGACGAGACTACAGAGGCGTCTAATCTTACTCTTAACGACATGATTTTGATACAATCTATGGTCAATAATACTGCTTATTTATTCCATTTGCCATATAAATTCAATAGAATAATTTTAGATATTAGTACAGTTGGAGTTAAAGGTGCAGGTAATTGGACATTGAACTATGAATATTGGAATGGTAGTTATGTAGCATTAAGTGGTGTTGTTGATAATTCTAGCGAATATACAGTTTCTGGCAATTGCGAAATAAGTTGGGATATGCCAAGTGATTGGACGACTCAAGCGGGACTATACACAATAAGATTTAGAATTAGTAATGTTTCTACTGGCGCGGGCCAAATTTTTCCCATAGGTGGAATAGTTTATATAAAAGATGCGGGAGTATCTGGACTAACTGTAGAATTTAGAGGTTCTTTTGCTGATGCCATAAAGCCAATGTTGCAAGATTACAACTTTTCTAAATATCCAGTAGAACTTTTATCAGAAGTCGTAACGCATTATTCAGAAAATGCGACTGAGATAGCTGAAGAAGAGACTGCTTCTCAAAGTGCTGTTAAAACAGCTTTAAAAAAAGAGCAAGAAACACATATTTATTTATATGAAGTTAAGACAAGTTCTGTTGCACAACAAAATTCTACTGCGTATATTTCTCAACAGGGTCAATCAAATGGAATTTTAAGAGGCGAATTTGGGATACCGTGGTTACCTACTTTTAAAAAAGATTCTGTTTGGTATCTAGTAAGACCCGGTCATACTATAAAAGTTAAGAATGATAATTTTAGCTTAGATTCTGATATGATAGTTACTGAAGTATTTTATTCTGAACCGGAATCAATGTCTAGAATTAAAGTGTTAGAATTGAAAAAAGGATATTCTGGCTTGGAATATTAGAAAATGAGTGGTTTTTACGAAAATAAGATAATTAATCATATGCGAGATACTGCAAAAAGTGCGAGTATTGGGCAATTTCAAAATTTGGCTTCTGCGGGTTGGACGGGTGTTTTACCTGTAGGTGGAGTTACGCCGCCATTCAATTTGACAATAGAAGACGCTATTACAAACACCACTACTACTTTTATTAATTTTACTCATACTTCTACTGGAACAGTTGCTAATAATTTTGGTATTAGGAATCTATGGTTATTAGAAGATTCTGCAAACAATGCAGCTGAAGAAGCTTTTTCTATGGATATTATTTGGTCAAATGCTACTTCTGGAAGTGAAGAAGCTGATGTTGTATTTAGGCATAAAGTTACTGGTGCAGCATTGGCTGAAAAATTTAGATTTCAGTCTGATAGCAGATTGTATATTCAAAGTAGTGATGCTGTCACTGGGTATGCGGGTGTTCGTTGTTATACGCCTAATCGGGAATATTATATGGGGTTATCTACTGGAAATGCAAATTTTCAAATATATGACAATACTGCGGGTATTGCTAGACTTTGGATAAAAGATACGGGTGAAGTTCTAATAGGAAATACTGCTGGGGCTGCAGCAGACTCCATATTGCATGTTCATTTAGCTACAGCTGGTACGGTTACAGCACCAACTGGCACAATTTTAACAGTTGAAAATAGTTCAAATTCTTTAGTTACTATACTTTCTCCAAATTCTTCCTATGCTGGATTTGTCTTTGGAAGACCCTCAGACAACGATGCTGGGTATATTCTCTATGACCATGCTTTTGGGAATTTTCAATTTAATGCTGAGAGTGTTAGTCAACTTATTTGGACTAATGCTGTAAGTTCTACATTCCAATTCCAAAAAAATACTACAATAAGTTCTACTGGGCAACTAACATTGTCTTCTCATATTTTTATAATGAATGAAATAGCGGCCCCAGCAGTATCAGCCTCTGGAACTGGGAAAATATATTTTGATAGTACAGCTAAAGTATTTAAAGTTTCTGAAAACGCTGGTGATTATGTCGATCTTAGTAATTGGGTAAATGGCCTTATTTTAGGATTAGCGGGGTAAATAAATGGCTAAAGGTGACGTAGTTAGTAATAAAGCCTCTATAGCAGCAGGAGCAAATCTAACGTATCAGCCTTCTGCTGGAGTAGAAGCTCTTATAACTGCAATTGGTAGTGGAGCATTTGCTGGTTCTACCCCAAATAAGATGCCTGACGTGATGGTTAATCTATATAATGGCAGTCTGTTCTCTACCTTATATAAGTCTGCCGGTTTAGGACAGGCTGCGGTAATATTCATGCGCAGACCTGTAGCGATTAATAACTCAGTATATCTCAGAGTTCTCAATGAGAATGGACTTACTGCCTTCCTCAGCTATACCGGCATTCAAACAAAGTAAGGAGTTTTATGTCTAAAGGCGATGTAGTAGTATCAATCCAGAGTATAAGCACTTTAGCCTATCTGACATATCAGCCTGCTGCCGGAGTAGAAGCTATGATTCTATGTGCCGGTAGTGAGGACTGGATAGGCACTGCTCCAGATGGTACTCCAAATATGGATATTCTTATCTACGACGGCGTATCCTCTGCATCTGTTATGAGTTATAATAGCGAATCTTTAACTTGGCTAGCAGGTAAGCCTACGCTAATTAATAATGCTGTATATCTATTACTATACAATCCTGCGCTTAGTGCCAAAAGTCTATCCTATAGCGGTATTCAAACTAAATAGGGAGTTATTGTGAAAGCCGAAGAAATTATAAGACAGAAATTAAATGGGAGAACATCTTGCCCAAAGATTCTTCCAAATGACGACATATATTTAGAAGAATTCGAAGATAGAGATGACAAAGGAAATCTTCGTGGAACAATACGGCACGTGATAACTTTAGAAATACTAGCTAATCATTTACGTGCTGCATTAGAAGATAGCCCAACAGATGGGCCAAATAAAATTAAAGAAAAAAGAGAAAAAATTAGACAAAATAATGAAGTTAAAGACTCTTCTGGGAAAAAGATTGGTGTTAAAATTCCAGAGAAGCTTTTAGATTTTTGGGAAAAAGAAGAAATAATTTAGTCGAACAAAAATGTTGGGATTTTTATATAATAGATATATGGAAAATTATTAAACTGAGCATAGAATATGGACATAACTGTAACTGAGCTATATAATCAAATAGATGAATTTTTAGCTAAAGCTGAAAAGAAATATTTTGATCCAAAAAAAGGCCAAAAACCTCCTAAAGGAGTGCAAATTAAAGTTGGCCCTAAGCAGGGAAAATATTACTTAACTGAAGAGAGAGCTCCCACACAACAAGTTGATGAGAATACTCTGAGAAGGCAATACGCAGCGTATAAAACTAAACTTAAAGGAAAATTAACCCCTCAAGAACAAGATTTTGTAAATTCTACTTTAGGCGAATTAAATAAATTAAATCCAGACGAGTTGATTCAATATTTTAGAGTGCAATATTCTCTTAAGAATAAGAAAGCGGGAGAGGTAAATAAAAAAGCATTTGAAAGAAATTTAAAAATGTATGGAACTAAAATAAATATCGAAAAAAATTTAGATACAAATAAAGTTCCAGAGATTTTTAAGTGGTTAATAAAGTCTACTGAAGTTGATAAAACACATGACTATGCTTTAATTTATAAAACTGTGACTGAATTAATTCATAAATTTCATGTAGAAAATACGTATATCTTTAAGATAAGAAATTGGGTTTTTGATGGTGTAAAAAATTTATTGAATAAGGGGGATTCACAACTATTGGATTATGCTGCGGGAAGAATTAAATATTACTTTAGTGGCATGGACCCAAAAGATAAAAACGAAGCTGCTAGATTCTTAATGGGAAATGTATATTCTGAAGGTATTTTATTAAAAAAGATTTCTTATTTTAAAAAATATGAAAAGGAATCTAAGTCATTATACGACTTATTTATTTTAGCTCTAAAACCAATAAAAGAAAATACTTCTGATTACAAATATCAAGTTCCCATATACAATGCTTTTATAAAAAGAGATTGGGATAAAGCTGAATTGCTTACTAAAAGCACTAGATATGGGATTTTAAGGTAGGGTAAAGATGAAATTACAAGATTTTCTATCAAATAATGTTACAACTAATACACAGATAACTACTTATCAAAGTGGGTTTTTGGAATTTTTAAAGTCTTCAGAAAAAACTTCTACTAAATATAAGCCATTAGGAATGGAGCAGTTGTACTTTGACTGGTTAAGAACAGCATATTCGTATAGAAGGATGTTTATTCAGGATTTATATTTATTAGCTTTTGATATAACTGAAGTAAGAACAGCTTTATTACATCTTAAAAATGAAATATTTAGGAAAGGCTTTGATGAGTGGATTCCAAAATTTGTTGCTAAATGCCCAAAATGTGCTATTGAATATCAAGAACCCACAGAATTTTGTCCAGATTGTTTTAAAACTGAAGAGAAATTAGCTGGATATAATGTTGAAAAAGTATTAAACTCTGCAGGCGAATATGAGTTAAATAAAAAGCCATATTATGAAAAAGCTTATGTATTAGATGAAAAAGGCAACAAAGTTAGAGTAGAAACAATTTCTCCAGATTTATCACAAATAGACTATTTTGAAAAAGTAAAATATAATTGTAATGAGTTCGGAAAAACTATAGAAGATAATCTTCGTATGGTTGTAGATGATGTTAATATTTGTGTTGTTCCTGAAACTTTGATTTATAGAATGACACCTAAGCAAGGATATACACAAATTAAAAATATCCAAGTTGGTGATAAAGTATATACTCATACTGGAAAAGTAAAAAAAGTACTTAAAGTATATACTAGGCAAATTAATGAAGAAATATTTAAGTTAACTTTAGATAATAGAGAGATAATCAAGATTACTGGAAATCACCCTATTTATACAAAAAGAGGTTGGATTAGGGTGGATGAATTAACTAAAGAAGATATTCTGTATAAATTATCAGATGTTAAAAATTATACAAATAATTTAACTTCAGAAGAAAGAAAAGTTAGATGTTGGAAAGTTGGAGCTTTAAAAAGAAAAGGTATAAAAAGAGGAAAGTATAATTATATAAGTCCTAGAAAAGGTTTAACTTGGGAACAATATTATGGCTTAGAAAAAGCAAAAATAATAAAAGAAAAAAATTCTTTAAGTCAAAGTGGAAAACCACATGGATATAACTTTAGGAAAAAAATAGGAAATTTTAAAGGTTTAAATAATCCTAATTGGAATGGTGGAATAGCTCGATTGCCATATACTTTTGAATTTAATAATGATTTAAAATATCAAATATTTAAGAGAGACAATTTTACTTGTCAAATATGCAAAAAATATTCCATAAATTGTTCTGCACACCATATCGATTATGACAAGACAAATTCTGTTGAGAAAAACTTAATTTCTTTATGTAAAAGTTGTCATATGAAAACTGGATACAGAAGAGAATTTTGGAAAGAGTTTTTGACAAATATTATTAGTGAGAAGTATGTTTCTGTGCATAATGGTTCTCGTATTATTGAAATAAAGAAAGAATGTTATGAAGGTATTGTATACAACTTAGAGATTGAAGATGATAATTCATATGTTGGTAAGGGTATTATTTATCATAATTGCGATGATGCTTTCTTACTATTAAATAAAACTTATAAATATGAGAACAATAAATTAAAGTATTCAAAAGTAGAAGAGATTAGAAGAATACATCCAGCGTTAATGGAAATAGAGTTGGACAAAGAGGGTCTTCCAAAAAATACTCATTGGATTTGTTATGAGCATAGGGGTCAGCCACGAACAGATCCCGGTTTATGCTTAGTAGATGAATGTGGCAAAGAGACTTTTCCTGTGATGTACATTTACAATCATAGGGGATCTAGATTGTATTATACTGAAGATGAAATAATTCATTTTAGTAGATTTTCCGAAAGTGACAGTTATGGGTACTCTCCCCTCTTAACTATTATGCAAAAAATATTGACTTTATCTGGAATGGACAGATTCTTGTATAGATACTTTTTTGAAAGAAAAACACCCACGGGCATTATATTAACATACACCGATGATCCAAAGTCATTAGATATAGCTAAAGATACTGTGGAATCTAAAATGATGGAAGATCCAACATATACTCCATGGGTGGCAGTTTCTACAAAAACTGGTAGGGGAAGAACTGATTTTGTGCGGCTATTCCACACTTTACATGAAATGGATTATTTGCCAGTTAGAAATGAAATCCGAGACAGAGTGTCTTCTATTTATGGCGTTCCTCAAATGTATATGAATGTTATGGAGGGAGTGGGAGGTATAAGCGGACAAACACAACAATTAAGATTATTTTCAATCACTATAGAAGACTACCAAAGAATTATAAATGAAAAGGTGCTTCCCAAAATACTTAAAGCTTTTGGTATTACTGATTGGGAAATTAAACTTAGAACACCAGAGGAAAAAACTGAGCAAGCACAATTGCAAGTTTCGCAACAAAAAATACAATTAGCGAATGCTTTATTCCAGATGGGATTTGATATCAAATTGCAAAAAGGAAAAGGAAGAAATCTGTTTGATATTGATTTTTCTGTTAGTGGAGAAGCTAAACGTCTTGACATGGGCGGTGGATTACCTATGCAGAAACCCGGCGGTAAAGATTTAGCTTTACCTGGTGAAAAAGAAGACAAAGTTGATGAAGAGAAAAAATCTCCTGATGAAGTTGAAAAGCTATTAGCTGAGTTTAAAAAGCCAAGAAAAAATACAAGAGAAGAGGATGCATTTAATGAAGTAGAGTCTAAATCATTAGATTCTCAAGAAGATTCTGATAAATCTAAACAAGAGAACATGGTATGGAATGAGCATAAATAATTTTTTAGGGTATTTACTTTCTAAATGTTATGGTATAAAATATAATAGGATTTAATTATGGAGATTATTTGTCCAGAATGCAAAAATTCTTATATAGTAACTACAAAAAAATATTTTAATAGAGCACCAGATAAGAGGGGTAATAAAATAGTTAGATGCCCAGAGTGTGGACATAGGGCATTATTTAATATTATATTTAGAGAGATAAAGAAATAAATTTTTGTTATATAATATTGTTTGTTTGAAATGTAACAAATTATTTATAAAGTCTTATAAACAAAAATATTGCTCTATATCGTGTGCACAAGAGTACGTCTTTTCACTGAAATTCTTAATTATTAAAGTTCAAGGCTATTTTTAATAAAATATTTAGAACAGTAAAATAATAAAAATAAAAGGAGAGAAATGAAAAGTCAAGAAGAGAAAGAGAAAGTTTTACGCCAATGGTATCCGCTAATAACTTCATTGGCGTATAAGAATTATTTTCAATTATCAATTCCTTTTGAAGACCTACGTCAAGAATTGAATATCATTGCACTAAAAGCTCTTGATGTGCATGATCCCGTTATTTCAAAATTTTCTACTTGCTTAATCACATATCTTAAGCAGTATATCCAAAACATAAGGAATATTAATAGATCTAAAAAAAGATATGGTTTATCTATTAGTTTGGATGATGATATCTTTGGTTATTCACTAACAAACATTGTAGCTGATAATGATTCAACTTTAGAAGAAATAGAATATCGATCTATGTTTGTCACTAGAGATGAAGAGAAATTCTATGACTTAATAAATTTAGGATATCCTTCATATATTGTAAAAGAGGAATTTGGTAATAAAAAATATTGGAAAATAGTAAAGAGAATGCAAAGAAAATTAACCTATTCCAGATAAGAAATATTTTTACAAGAAATTTAAAAAATTTATATAATATTGAATACGGCAAAGAGAATATTGGTCGAGAATTAAAGAGTTTAAAATTATTATTGCAAGAATATGATTTAGAATTAATCATATTTGCCATTTCAAAATTTTTAGAAAAATATAGTACTAACTCTAATTTATTAAAGTTTACTAATAAAAGTTTTTTTGATAATGAATTTTCTAAATATAAAAAAGTAGCTTATTTTTATAACAATATATTTAGAATATCCCCAGATAAAAGAAAATATTCACTGATATTACTAGAAGAATATGAAGACTATATTACAGCTATAGTGACAACAGTTGAAGATAAAAATAGAAAAGAAGAGATTATACAAGAATTGGAAGAAATTTATGGAAAATTATAGTTGTGGAAGATGTAAGTATTTTGAAATGAAGCCAATAGAAACTGCTTGGGATATAGAAGTAGTTTATATCCCAGTTTGTTATCGTAATCTCACTCCAGTTTTATCTATAATTAAATGCGATTCTTTTATAGAGGATGTTGATGTTTCCGATTGAAGTTGAAGAAAGATTATTAAATACTATCAAAGAAGCTAAAGATTTAGCTATTTTATATGAGCTGGGTGTGAATATAGATTGTTTTAGGAATAGAAAAGATATTTTTAAGTTTCTCATAGAATACTATAAAAAATATTCTAAGATACCAACATATGACATTATAAAAGTAAATTTTAAAGATTTTGCTAAATATGATGTTGGAAAGGATGAAATAAATTATTTAGTAGATGAATTATTAAATCTTGATTTACAGTTTAAAACTGCTAAAGTACTTGAACAGAGCACATCAATCCTGAAAAATGATGCTAAAGCAGCAATTGATTTTATTACTTCAAAATTATTGTCATTTAGAAAAACTACAAAGTTGTCAAAAAATACTACAGATAAAAATGCTTTAGAAAGACTTGATAGATATTTAAAACGAAAAAGTATAATTTCTTCTGGGAAGATACTTGGTTTAAGAACGGGCTTCAAATTATTTGATGATGATTATTTGGGATGGCAGCCAGGGAATTTAATTGGCCTAGTTGGCCGGCCGGGAATAGGAAAAACAGAGCTATTATTATATACTAGTTGTGTAGCATATATTGAAAATCATAGAGTGTTAATGATTAGTCCAGAGTTAACTGTGGAAGAGATGGAAGACAGATGGGATGTGTTAATGTTCAATCTTATGAAAAAGGGGGAATTAAGCCATAAAAAGCTATCATCTGGGAATAATATAAATTTGAATGAATATAAGAAATTTCTAACTGAAGTTGGCGCTAGAGACGATTGGTTAACAGTTGATTCGCATAATTATGGGCCATTTACTTTAGAGATAATACAAGCACTTATTGATGAGCACAAACCTGAGTTAGTTTCTATTGATGGCCTTCCTTTATTGAAAGATTCTAGTAGGAACAATGGAATGTGGGAAAGTGTGAAAAATATTTCTTATGGTTTAAAAAATATTGCTGTCAGTAATAAGTTAGTTATATTGATTACTACACAAGCTAATAGAGGAACTACTGTCAAAGGCCCAGAGATGGATAATATTTCTTATGGTGATGCGTTAGCTCAGGCTGCAGATGTATTAATAATGATAAGTGACAAAGAAGACGAACCATTGTATAGATATATAAAAGTGCCAAAAAGAAGAAGTGGTGGGGCTGTAATAAATAAAAGAGCTTGTATAACATTTGATATAGACAAAGGAAATGTTGGTAATTTAATAAGCACAAAACCTAAAATAGAAAAACAAAATCAAGATGTAATAAATGTAGAAAAGGAAGTATTTTAATGAAAATAGTTATATTAACTTGGAAGGAATTATATAAACTAGAAAATCTAATTAGACAAATGAAATTAGAACAAAGTTCTCCTGAAAGGTCATTTGAAGGTTTCTGTAAAGATGAACAATCTGGATACATAGAATACGGTCAAAATACTATAAAAATTGGAATTACTGAAGACTAGGTATAGCTCAGTTTGGTAGAGCGCTTGGCCTGGGACCAAGAGGTTCGATAGTTCAAATCTATCTACCTAGACATAAGACAAAATAAATGAAAATAATAAACATATTAGAATCATTAGACTTAGGCGATATCTCTGAAGATAAAAATGACTATTTAGTTATTTGCCCATTTCATGAAGATACTAATCCCTCATTAAGAATACACAAAGAAAAAGGGCTTGTAAATTGTTTTGCTGGGTGTGTAAAAGGTAATGTATTTGATTTAATTGCAAAGAGATTAAGTATAACTAGAGAAGAAGCCAAAAATAAATATACAACTAATAACTTATTTACTTATGAAATGTGGCAAAATAATCTTAAATTAAATTTGAATAGTATCTTTAACACAAAGACACTATTAGAAAATTATTCTTTAATCAATTCAATAGATTATATTTCCGCACTTTCTAATGAAGATTCTTTAAGATATTTATTTAGCAGGGGTTTAACAAGAGATACAATAAAAATTTACAAGATTTTATATAATATAAAGTGTAGGGAAATTGCAATTCCAATTTTTAATAAAGAGGGCAAACTGGAAAGTTTTGTTAATAGAAGCATACTAGAGAAAAGATACAAAAATTCTTTTGGTTTTTCTATTTCAAAATTAATTTTTGGTCTTAATCTAATAGCGCCTTCTTCAGAATGTTATCTCGTTGAAGGGGCCTTTGACCAAATAAAATTGTATCAATACGGATTTAAGAATGTTTTAGCTTTATTTCATTCTGGAATAAGCGATACTCAAGTTTCAATTTTAAAAAAATATTTTAAAGAAATAAATTTAATACTAGATAATGATGACGCTGGAAATAAAGCAACAGAAAATATAGCTACAAAATTAATAAGGGAGGGATTTATAGTATATAGAGTAGAGCTAGATAAAAATAAAGACCCTGACGAACATACAAAAGAAGATTTAGAAGAAAGAATAAGATCAAAAAAATTAAATTTAATAAGAGGAGAATAAATTGGGTGTTTCAACAGTATCTGTAAAATACACTTTGTCAAATAATAAAGAAGTGTTTATTTCTACTACTGGAACTAAAGAAGAAATAGTCGAAGCAATAAAATTTTTTGAAAAAGAATTAGAATTGAAAGGAGAAAAATAAGAGATGCTAAAAGGTTTACAAAATATAAAAGCACATTCAGAAGAAGTTCAGAAAGCTAAAGCAGAAAAAGATAATTTAATAAGAACACTTAGGATAAGTAGTGGTGATTCTGTTAAGCTTAGATTTTTAACGGATGGTGATGAAATTATTCAAGTACCATTTCATAATTATACAATAAACTTTCCTTCAGGAAAGAAATTCTCTAAAGATGTCTATTGTGTTGGAAGGGGTTGTGTAGTATGCGATGAAGATAAATTCACTGAAGAAAATAAAGCTATTAGACAGAAGATATTAGCATATGTGTTTGTTTACGAAATTGAGCATAGGCAAAAAAGACCTGATACTGATTGGAAACTAGATCCTGCTACAAAGAAATATTTAGAGAAAGTAAATTCTCCAATGTTGCTTTTTACTGGAAAGGGCAATGGCGGATATATAGAAGGCTTATTTACTAGTTATTACGGTAAATATAAGACTCTAGTAGATAGAGACTATACTTGGGAACGCAAGGGTGACAGTATGAATGATACTACGTATGCTCTTATGCCCGACGATAAAACAAAAGCTTCTAGCATAGTTACTGAGTCTAAGAAAGGTCTAAAACCATTAGAAGAACTACTTACAATAATGTATTCTTCAGATGGTATACGAGGAAACACAAAATCTGGTGAAAGTTCTCAGCAAATACTAGATTCACTAACTAAATCTGATGACAGTTTATTTTAGAAGGAGGTGATAAATAAATGGGAAAAATGCCTAAGAAGGGAGTTCCTGAGAAGGAGTCCAAAGTTAAGAGAGTAAAGTAGAATTATAATTATTGGTGCAAAAATTTAAAGAATGTATTTTCGTGGAGCACAACTTTAAAGAGTAAGTTAAATCGGATTTTTAATTGCAAGAAATTGCCTAGCAGCCAATAATATAAAACATAAGAAAAGACGTAAAGAGGCTTAAAAATGGAGATAAAAAAATTAGACAAATCTTCATATAATCCGGGAAGCTTGGAAGCAATAGAAAGAGGTTGTACATGTCCTCAAATGGATAATAATTATGGAAAAGGTGTGGGGAACGGAAACTATTGGATGCTTGAAGATTGTCCTTTACATGGGAGTTTCTTAATTGATGACGTTCCCATAAAACTTAGAAAGAAGAAAAAACAAACAGTGACCGCGAGAATTGTCGATCCCGTGGGTTCTCTTTTCTCAGGGGAAATAAGAGAAACATTAAGTTTAGAAGAACGTGTGAAACTGTTAGAAGAAAGGGTTTTTGGCTTGGAAAAAATTATAGCAAACTCAAATAAACCACACGAACACCGTAGATTGAATAATATAATAGGAAGATAAAATTTGGGAACAAAATTAGAAAATCTACCAAATATAAATGTTATGAAGGAGTAAATATGGCGAAGGTAAGCGTAGATTTGGGATTAACTTTAAAATTACCAAAGGGTGATAATTTTGAATTTATACGACCCGCAGTGTCAGTGCAAGAAGTAGATGTTAGTAATGTAGACAAGGAACTTGAACTAGTAAGAAAAGCTTTACCAAAAGTTTGGGATGAAGCTTCGACACAACTGGAAACATTGTTAGAAAAGGAATTTACTGATTTAGACGTAGAGAAAAAGAAATCGCTAGTAGAAGTAGTAAAAGTGCTTAGAAATGAAGTAAAAATACTAAAAGAAGCTGTGTTAGCCATAGAAAAGAAAAGCAATAAATGAAGTTGAAAGTAGCTATTTTAGGATCTGGGCCCTCAGGTTTAATGGCTTATTGGGCATGTTTGAACAGGGGTGTATATCCTCAAATTATCTCTGATAATATTAAAGTGCCCATTGTAGAAGGATTTCATTATTTGCATGAATCATGTGGACTACCTTTAAAACCCAGCTCATTGCTTCACCAAATTATTCCGAATAATTGTGATTTAAAAGTTGCTAGTGAAAACTATAGTCAAAAAGTCTATGACAACACACAGATGAAGAACAATGTTCGATGTGGTTACCAGGAGATTTATAATCTTCGCGAAGCAATTAATTTTTTATATAATATAGCTAAAGGTCAAATGTTGAACTTAAGAATTACTAGTATTGCTGATGTTAACTCTTTATCTACCAAGTATGATTTAGTATTTTCAAGTATCCCATTTAATTTTTTCTTTCCTGGAAATTGCTGTTTTAGGATTAGTTTTATTAAACATTATCATGATCTTGCTAACCTTAATTTCTGTTTCTATGATACTTTGCCTGATAGTGTGTATCTTAGATTTGGCACAGTATTTAATAGTGCATTTATCGAAGCAAAAACACAAATTGATGCTGACTACAAAGCTACTATAAAAGTTACTACTACTAATGTCATTGGCGGAGGATTCAATGAGAATGTTATAAGAATAGGACGTTTTGGTGCATGGGATAAGAAAGAGAGAATTGATACTACTTATCATAAAGTTATAAAGGTGCTTGATGGAAGAACTGTATAATATACAAAAAAGATTTACTGATAAAATATTAGTTGATTATGGTGTAAAACATCCTATTACTTATGCTGATAAAGTTAGGCTCACAAAAGAATATATCTTGTCTTTACATAGTGAATGTGATGAAGTATTAGAACAACTAAATTGGAAAAGCCATAGAGCTGAAAATAAAGAGTTGAACATAGACAATGTTTACACAGAGCTTATAGATGTTCAGAAATATTTGTGGGGATTAATGTATATCTGGGGAATGGATGTAGAAGTAATATCAAAAATATTTACTTTGAAATCTTTGGAGGTAGAAAGAAGATGGATTCAAGATAAAGAACTTTCTAATAATAAGGATAATATTTGCTTAATTGATATCGATGGCGTATTAAACAATTATCCAGTATGCTTTTATGACTGGGTGCTATCTACATATAATAAAGAATATAGCGAATATATTAATAATCCTGTAGAATATGAACGCTATAAACATTTATATAGATCTAGCGACGCAAAATCTAAACTTCAAGTAATACCCTCATCTATTGAAGCATTAGATAAACTTAAACTTAAAAAGTATAAAATAATATTATTTACAAATAGGCCCTTTTCGAAATACTTTTTAATGTATTCTTATACATTACAATGGTTATCAGATAATAGTATTCCCTATGATTATTTGCTTTCATCAGAGAATCGAAAAATAATTGATTGCAAGGGGATAAATAATATAAAATTTATTATTGATGACAATAAAGATACTTGTAGTGATTTTAAGGCATTGGGAATAAAGGCGTATCAATTTGGAGTAGATATAAGGAATATTAAAGAAATTGAGGAATTGAAGTGAATAGCATAGGTGAATTAAGAAAAATAATGGGAACAAATCCCAAAGAAAACGTAGAACTTAAAACTGAATTCTATGAGGGTGTAAAAGGAATTTCAGTAAAACTAATGGATTATAACATTAACCCATATAAAGCGATGTATAATATGGCAACTTCAACATGGGGAAATACTATAGATAAATGGCATGAAACTTCTTTAGAAGGCAAATTCCAGGTAATAAAAGCAATATTAGAATTTAAAGCTTTGCCTAACGCAATGGAAGAACCCACATTTTGTTTTGCAATAGAAAAATGTTCTAGATCAGCGTTTGACCAAATAGCGAGAGCTAGAATAGGGGCAGTATTTTCGAGTCAGGGTTGGCGCGACAATGATCATTCTGACATAGGATTTAGAGTGCCACAGTCAATTTGGGATGATGCGCAATCTCTTGATAATTTTAAGATATCTTGCAATATGGCAAAAAAGGAATACCATAGATTAATTTCTGAGGGACAATCAAATTGGCAAGATGCAAGAGCTCTACTCCCTATTTCTGCTTGTCATAATTTTTCAATGTCTATGAATTATATGGCTTTAAGAAATTTTTGTAATAAAAGATTGAAAAATTGCGAACAAGCAGATACCGTAGCAGTGGCATGGTTAATTAGAGAAGAAGTGCATAAAGTATTTCCTTTATTGGGTAGTTATCTAAGACCCTCATGTGACTGGAAAAGAATCTGTGAATATCATCAGAATTATGCTTTATCAGAAGCTTTTGGTTGTCTATTTAGGAGTTGCGGTAGAAATAAAGATTTGAATCAAGATAATTATGCTTCTTTTAATTATTCTTGTTCTAATAAGGACACGATTGCAAAACAATTAGGAATTACAATTCCTAATGCTGACGAGTATCTTCCTATTAGTAATGTAGAGTATTTATCTAAAAATGATTTTGGATTATTCAATGCTGATTAAGACAAACAATGAATTTAACACACTATTAGAGGACATCAAATCGCAGCAATATATTGGATTTGATACTGAAACTACGGGATTATTTCCATTTTTAGGAGATAGGATTTGTGGTATTTCAATTTCATTTAAAGATAAGCGAGTATTTTATATACCCATTAAGAATATATATAATAGTCATGGGTTTTCTAACAATGCGGTCAAACTATTATATGACATGATCATTTCAAATAATGTTACTATTATTGGGCATAATCTAAAATTTGATCTCGAGATGTTATATTTTGAAAACATTGATATTTTTAAATTTAAGATATATGACACTTTAATACTTGCGCGTCTTTGTTTAAAAGAGAAATTTAGATATGGACTAAAAGAAATTGCTAGTGAATTGATTGACGAATCAGCGAAAAGCTCAGAAGACATACTTAAAAAATTGATGCGCAAGAGTAAAATTAAGTCATATGCACAAGTTCCAATAGATGATATGGTTACATATGCATCAAATGACGCATTATATACGCTAGAACTATTTAAACTTTTTCAAAAACAAATAGTTGATGAGAACTTACAAGCTATTTGTGAAATAGAACATAGATTATTATTTACATTAATACAAATGGAATTATCGGGCGTAAAAATTGATAGAGAGTATGTTACTAAATGTCAAGTAATAGAAACAAAGAAATTAGATTTATTACAGAAAGAGATTTTTTCTTTTGCAAGAACTGAATTTAATATATTGAGCAATAAGCAGTTAAATGAAGTGATGCAGAGTTTAAAGTTCACTTCGCCTGTAATGGGAAAAAATTCATTTTCATGGAGTGAAGAAGTTTTAGCGCAATTACAGCATCCATTTGCTGATGCAATTTTGCGTTATCGCACACGTGCTAAACTTTTATCTACATACATTGAGCCATTTCTTAATTATACAAGTGACACTAACGAATTTATTCATTGTAATTTTAGACAGTATGGAACTAGAACAGGGCGTCTTTCTTGTGTTGAACCAAACTTACAAAATATTCCTAGAATAGAAGAATTTCCCACTAGGAACGTTTCATTAATTACTAGTAGCGATAATATTAACAAGATGATAGATGAAAATGATATTAGCAGTATTCGTTCTGCGTTTATTCCATCAATAGGGAAATTATTTTTCTTTGATTATAGTCAAATGGAGTTACGAGTTGCAGCTGATTATGCAAATGAAGACGTGATGATTGATGCATTTAATAAAGATATTGACGTACATAGCGCTATTGCACATGAGTTATTTAAGATGCCCGAAGACAAAGATTCAGCAGAATATAAGTATTTGCGTGATACAACTAAAAAAATAGATTTCGGTATATTATATGGTATTGGCCCGAAATTATTATCTACACAAATAAACAAAACGTATGATGAAGCTAAAGCGTACTTAAATAAATTTTTTAAGCGCTTTAAGAGTTTAAAACAATTTATTGATAAAGTTGCAAAAACAGTTGAAACTAGAGGTTATATTTTTAATAAATTTGGTCGAAGATATCGAATTGATGCAGAACGTTCATATACGGGGATTAACTATTTAGTGCAAGGATCTTGCGCAGATATATTAAAATCTGCAATGGTGAAAATTGCAGACTATTTAAAAGATAAGAAAACAAGAATGATTCTATCAATTCATGATGAGCTAGCATTTGATGTTGCAAACGATGAATATTTCGAGGTTATTCCTAAAATAAAAGAAATAATGGAATTCTCTAGTGTACTTAACCGTGTGCCATTAAAAGTTGAAGTTGCGTATTCATCATTTAGTTGGGGTAAAAAAGCTGAATTTAATATTGACTTATATAATTTACATTGTCAACAATATAGTTGTTCAAACTGCAAATTATGCGAACTAAGTGTGAATATAGCAAATTCTCAATTGGGTCATGGGAAATTAATTGGCTATGGTTTTGGAAAAGTCTTCTTTGTTGCGCAAAATCCATCTTATTATCGGCATAAAAATATTATCACGCCCATTGATGACGTGGGTATCAGTCGCCAATTCATGAACATGCTATTTTCATTGGGTTTTAAGTCAAAATATTACTATACAAATTTAGTTAAGTGCAGCACTAAAGATAATATTGTTCCTGATATTGAAACTATTAATGTTTGTGCAAATAATTGGCTACAAAAAGAACTTAAAATCGTACAACCTAAATTAATTGTTGCAATGGGAAAGCTATCAATAGATTTTTTCAATGGTAAATTAGGCGAATTTACTCACTATAATGATTGTGATGTATATTCGATATATCATCCGTCGTATATTGCGCGAAACAATAATTTAAAGAAAGAATACATTGAGGAGTTAGAAAAAATTATAGGAGTTGCAAAATAAAAATATTGATTTTCGAGGGACTTGATTGCTCTGGAAAAAGTCCTGTGATTACTAGAATTCGAGAACTTCTGGGTAAATATAATTTTCATGATTTAGTAATTGATAGATTCATATGTTCATTGTATGTCTTTGATACATTTTTTAAGCGCGTGACACCAGAAAGAATGCGTGAAATTAAAGAAATGCAAGATAATTTTTCAAAATTGCCAATAGTAACAATTTTTCTAGATATTTCTCCTGAAATAGCATTTAAGCGTTGTCAAGTTAAGGAGACTTTTTTTAATTATTCAATTACAGATTTGACACAAATGCGCAACATATATTTTAAAGCATTTACAGAACTGGGTGTGCAAAATATCTTACATATAGATGCGAATAATAAAGATATTGACACTATCGCAAAAGAGATATTGGAGAAAATTAAATGACAACTGTACTAGTTACGGGCGAAGATGGAATGTTAGCTAGAGAAGTCATAGCACAATTATCTCGAAATACACAGTATATACTACTAAACCAGTACATTCTTGAGCAACATAAAACATTTAAAACACAATACAATGAATATCCTGAACTTGATATACGCGATAATGAATTAGTGCAACATTATTTTACCAAATTAAAACCTGATATTGTCACAAATACAGCTGCAATAGTAAATACAGATAAATGTGATGACGACAGAAACTTAAGTTTTTCTTGCAATGTTGTTGGTTCGCACAATATAATAAGCGCTTGTAAAAAATATCATACATTTCTAATTCATTTTGAAACAACTGCGATGCTTGATTGTCATCCAACTATAAAATTATATACTGAGACATCACAAATAAATCCTAAAACTTATTATAGTTTAACTAAGTACTTATCTCATTTAGATTTATTGGGATATTTTAGATTAGATGATGTTTTACTGTTGCGTATATGCTTTGTATATGGTGCGCAAAGGGATACTAGTAGTAATATTTCAAAGATAATACATGCATCAGCGAATAGGGAAAAATGTGTAACACTAAATATTTCTAGTGAATACAAAAAAGACTATTTATATATTAGTGATTTTGGGACAGCATTTATGAAATTACTAGAAAACAATTCGCGAGGAATTTATAACATTAGTTATGGTAATGCAATTAAATATTCAGAGATAATAAATTTATTGTTAAATAAATTAGAACATAAGCCGATTGTGATATACAATGAATTATCTGAGTATTTATATGACCATGTCTTAGCTAATATAAAACTAAAATCACTTGGCTGGAGACCAAGAATAACTTTGGATAAAGGATTATCACTAGCGATAAATAATATATTAAAATGAAACAAACTTTTAAGAAACAAACTTTTAATGCAAACATTTTTGAAATTATTCGTGTACTTTCTAAAAGAAGCACTTGTCTTAGACGCCAAATTAGTTCAGTAATAACAAAAGAAAATAACATTATTTCTACGGGCTATAACGGCGCACCAAGTGGCTGTGTTCACTGTGTTGTTGTGGGTTGTCTAAGACAAAAACTAAATATTCCTTCGGGTGAACGTATGGAACTTTGTAGAGCAGGTCACGCTGAAGTGAATGCAATTGTGCAAGCAGCGAAACATGGTATATCTACGAATGGCGCAAGTATTTATACTCAATCTATTCCCTGCGGATATTGCGCAAAAGCTATTATAAATTCTGGAATAACTGATGTATACTATTTAAAAGATGATTATCCAGATAAATTAGGAATTCAACTTATTGAAGAAAGCGGAAAGGTAACATTGCATCAAATAGTTCTAAAAGAAAAACTTAAAGAAGATTTTGAATATAGGTTGCCATAAATGTATTATCTGGGAAGTAAAGAGAAATATTCAAAAATAATTAGTACTTTAAAAGATAAAACGAAGAATAGACATTTTTTGTATTGGAATAAGTTATAATGAGGATATATGAAGTCAAATTATATTTGTACAAATGTAGCATGCACAATTTGTGGTAGTAGATCAATAACGTCAGCACATAATTGTCAAGATGCTAAATTATTAGCATTGAATAGTTTCTCTAGAGATGTTGCTAATTGGAGAGAGAAAAAGGGCTTCATAACCTCTTGGGATAATATGCTAGAAAAATTATGCTTAGTTCACTCAGAAGTTTCTGAAGCTGCTGAAGCATATAGAAAAGATGAAAAAATTGCATTTAATATTGAAATAGCTGATATTTTTATAAGGTTAATGGATATTTGTGGTACTCTAGGCATAGATATCGAAAGTGAAATAATAAACAAAATGCAATATAATAGAACAAGACCATTTAAACACGGAAAAACTAAGGGTGATGTAGTTAATGGAAAAAATCATTAATTATTATATAATATATCAGGGGGAATAAATTGGATAGTTATACTAGTTATAGTAGCATTGAACTAAAACAAGAGCCTATTTTTCTTAGATGTAAAATATGTGGTGAAGATAAGATACCCTGGCGAACTTATCAATTAGGATGCCCACCAGAATTTTGTAATGACTACAGAAAAGAAAATTCGTTAAGCAGTACAATTGATTACTCAAAGCAGAGAGCTTAGAATGGTTGAAATAAAAAGTTTATTAAGTAACGCGAATGATTCATTTAAAGGAAAGATTTTTATCGGTGATGATCCAGATTTAAAGATAAAAAAGATTTCTTCTGGAATAAAGATATTAGATGATATTCTGGGTGGTGGTGTTCCAAGAGGTCGGAGTATAGTTATAAGTGGCGAGTTTAGCACAGGTAAAACTTTTCTTACACAAAAGTTTATTGAAACGTCACAAAAAGATGGACTGTCTTGTGTTTTTATTGATGCTGAAAAAGCTGTTGATCCAGAGTGGTTTAAGATGACCGGAATTGATTTGAATAAATTAATTGTTGCAAGGCCGAACACTGGTGAAGAAGGGATAGATATGATAATACATTTTTTAAAAGAGAATGTTGATTTAATTGTATTAGATAGTCTTGCAGCTTTAGTTCCATCTAGTGAAATAAACGAAAATATGGAACAACAATTTATTGGACTTCAATCTAGATTAATAAATAAGGGTTTTAGAAAAATACTTGCAGAAAATAATAACACTGTCTTTATTGCGATTAATCAATTAAGAGAATCTATTGGAAAACCTGGAATTTTTAAATCTATGCCTGGTGGAAAAGGGCAATACTTTTTTTCTAGTATTATCTTAGAAGTTAGCAGAAAAGAGTGGATAAAAAATAAAGAAGACCAGAAAGTGGGTTTTATTATTCGATGTCTAACTTCTAAAAATAAGTTAGCTTCCCCATTTCAAACCGTAGATATTCCATTTAATTTTATAACTGGTCAAGTAGAC